TCAGTCCGCCTTTCCGGGGTGAATCCCGAAGCCAGCCAGGGTGTCCCGCAACGCGGCCCGATCGCCGGGCAGGTACGGGTCAATCTCGTGTGAGGTGTAGAGGTCGGTCACGCTGCGCATCCCGTGACCGAGGTAGAGGCGGATCCGACTCGGCGGAATCCGCGCGAGCTCGCAGAGGTGCGCGAAACCCCGCCGGAGTCCGTGGGGCGTGCAGTTCGGTGCGTCGATCACGGCGCGGATCGTCTCGGACCAGCGCTTCACCGACAGGCCCGGCGGCACGGGCGCGCCCACCAGTGGTACGACGCGGTGCCGCCCCCGACGCTTCAAGCCGCGGATCTCGACGCGGTCCGCGTGCACGACGAAGCCATCCTCCCAGTATTCCTTTCGGCCCATCCCCGTCAGGTACATGGACCAGAGCTCGGCCGCACGCGCCGGGGGCAGCATCCCCGCCCACGTGGCCACCTCGGTCGGCCGCGGTGCGCTGATGGACGCCGAGCGCCGCACGGTGAGCGTGGGGACGGCTTGCACCTCGACGTACAGGCGATGGGCGCGCGTGAGCGTGTCGCGGACGAACGCCTGGGCGTGCGCGCGCGCGAGGTTCACGGTGCGAGGGTGATGGGCATAGCTCTTCCGCAGCGCAAGCAGTGCGGTAGCCAGATGCGCGACAAGCACTGGAGCGGGTGCCACGGTGAGCAGCAGCGCGAGCGTCCGACGGGCAGCACGGCGGTGAGCCTCCCCAGTGACGCCCTCGAGCCACGATCGCCATGCCTCGTCCAATGGCACGAGCAGCTCGGCCGACGGGAGTCGATGCACCTCGCGGCGACGCCAGTACGGAAAGACCTCCAGCGGTGTGAGTACGCCGTCGCGGATCGCCTCCAGTATGTCGGCGTGTCCGCTCTCCCAGAGGTCGAGTAGCATCGCATCGAGCTGGTGGAAGCGCCGCAGCTCGCGCGTGCCCGACGCGACGCGAATGCGGATGCGCCCACCGAACACCCGGCGGAGCTCCAGCGTGCCACGGCCCGATCCCGAACGGCTCGGCATCAGGCGGCATCCGCGCGTGAGGGGGCCATGACGGCGAGCAGGTCACCCACACGGTAGGCGTGTGCACTGCCAGGGACGTTGGCCGGCTGGAGTCCGGCAGCGTGCCGCGCGAACCACGAATGCATCGCCGACAGCCCACAGCCCGCGAGAGCCGCCAGCTCACGGCGCGTGATCAGCGCGTCTACGCCACGCGCGCGCAGCTCCACGAGCAGATCGCCACGTACGGCGGAGCAGCGCTTAGGCATCGCTCGTCTCGGAGGTGGGGGTGGGATGCTCGCGCCGTTCCTGCCAGAACTTGAAGGCGGCGAACCCAACCAGTAGCGGCCAGAACGCCACGACGAGAACCAACCCGCCGAGTCCCGGCTCGGCTTCGTCGAACTCCCCCACCACAACCATCAGGACGCCGACGTAGCAGGACAGGCCGATGACCAAATAAAGGGCCAAAATCGTCATCACCCCTCCCCGGTGAGTGCGGCGAGGCGGGCGTACTTCTCAGCAGTGGGATGTCCGTCCCACTTGCGCCCCGCCTCCCGTGGCAAGTGCGCGAAGTTCGGTAGCTCGCTGTCGTGTATGTGCCAAGTCGCCTGCCCCGTCGGTAGGTCGATGAACACGATCCACCGCCAGTCGTCCTCCCATTCCTCCTCGGCAGGGTGACGCTCAAGCGAGGCGGGGAACATCTTCGAGAGCGCTGCGACCAACGCGTTGCGCTCGGTGTAGGCGGCGTTCTTGGCGGCATCCAGCTCCAGCACGCGGCGTGCGAGCGCGACTGCCTTGAGGTGCCGCTTCCAAACCGACACCGGCTCACGCGAGAGGATGATCTTCGAGCTGTCGGTCGGCAGCCCCGCGTACTCCCGCACCTCTTCCATCGTCAACTCATCCATCTCGTCCCCCCAGGTCAATCAGGATTGTCTCGCGCGCGCGATTGACCGCGGCCATGCGCTCCTCGGTACCACCGACATCGGGGTGCGCGACCTTCGCGGCCTCCCGGTAGTACAGATCGAGGTTCGCCCGCGTGCGGTGCTCGCGCGCCATCTCGTAGTCAGGTTCGCCGGTTGCGATGTCGATCAGCAGGCGCCACGCAGCTTCCACCTTGGTTGTCATCGACGTGCTCGCCGGGATCGCCGTCCACCCGCGGTACTGCTCTCCACGAACCGAGCAGCCGTAGCGATCGACCTTTCGCAGCGCTTCGAGTGAGAGCGCGATCGCACGGATGTTGTCCTGCCATGAGGTGTAAGTGCCGCACGGCATCATCAGCGGGCCGTGCACCGTGTCGGCGTAGAGGACAACGCGCCGGCCCTGCGACTTCGCGTTCGCCCGGAGCGTTCCATCGAGCCGGAGGTCCTGCGAGCGGACGTCGATCTCGAGCACCACGTTCTTCGCGTTGAGGTGAGCCAGCTCGCGCAGCAGCAGGTCCTCGCTCTGCGAGTAGTTGGCCTTGAACGGCGAATGCGTGGGATGCTCCGGCATCCCCTGCGGCCACTCGGAGATCGGGCGCACGGTGTAGCTCACAGTGCTACGCATCGCGGCCTCCTGGCTGATCCACCTGCTCGGGGTCGGTCTCGTCGAGTGCGACCATGCCGTCCCAGTTGATGACCCCGTCGAGCACCCAGCGGAGCAAGCGCCCGATCGCGCAACCGGCCACGAAGGTGAAGACGACCCACCAGACCCAGCTAATCCGCATCGTCGGCCTCCGGTGGTGCGTCGGCCGCAATGACTGGGAGGCCGAGGAAGGTCGAAGGCTCCAGCGTGCCGGTGCACTCGTGCAGCACCACGCGCGGGACGTAGAGCACCCCGCGCCCATCGATCATCAGCTCGCTCCGCCGCGCCGTCGGGCGCACTTCGACGGGGGCGATGCCATGCACCCGCTTGTGCTCTGCGACCAGCGTCCGAATCTCTCGGAAGACCGGCAGCTCCTGCGTCGTATCGTCAGACATGGGGCACACTCGTCGGTGTCGCGTAGCCCAGATCCAGCATCCGCTGGATCTTCTCGCGCGTGAAGTCGAGCGCGTCGCCGAAGTCTTCGGGTGGGGCGACGACCGTGGACCGGATCGTCGCGTAGCCAGGGCGGTGATTCTTTGCGCGCAGGCTCGCGAGGTCCTCCTGGTAGACCTCGTTGAGCGTGATCGCCAACGAGCGCTTGGCGACATCCAGCGTGCGGCGCCATGGCCCCCTCGCTGGTGCGAGCGTCAACGGTGACGCGAGGTAGACCCAGAGCTCCTTCTCAGGGTCCGGGTGATCCTTCAGCCAGGTGACCGCCTCCTTGAGTGGGGTCTGGTCGCGCAGCCCACCGTCGATGTAGTGCCACCCGGCGATCGGTACCGGCGGGAAGTACACCGGCATGCTCGCGCTCGCGAGGATCGCGGCGTGCACGTACCGGCTGCTCCCGTCGAAGCGCGCGTACTCTCCCGACTCCAGCTCGACGGTGCCGCACGAGAAGTGTGCGCCGGCCGCGAGGCGCATCGGGTCGATGTGCTGGCGGATCAGGGCGTCCAGCGGCGCGGGATCGAACAGGGCTGCGCCTCGGACGGCGCGCCACGCCATCGCGGGCCACCAGCGCGAGCCGCGGTAGATGTCTCCATTCCCCTGGATGCGTGCATAGATCTTCGTGGCGCGCCCGAGGAGTCGGTACTGCCCGCCCCGGGTCCGGCTCTGGGCACACAGCGCCGCCGTGAGGTTGCCAGTCGAGACGCCGAACCACGCATCCCCATGCAGATCGGGGTGATCGTCGAAGGCGCGGCGGAGGGCGCCGACTTGGAAGGCACCCTTCACACCCCCGCCGCTCAGGACCATCGCACGGACCGTCATCGGATCGCTCCTTCCGTGGCCACGCGCTCCGTCCGCACCAGTCGATAGCCGGACTCGCGGGTCCGGAAGACCGAGCGCACCCCGCGAAAGACGCAGGGTGCCTCGACCGTCACGGTCGCGCGGCCATAGACGTACCGAGTACCGCCGATCTCACGGCTCCATTCGTCGCCACGGTCGACGGTCTCGGTGTTGTGCAGCGGACCGCCGACCACCGGGAGGAGCGTCTCCTTGGTGCCTCCCGGATTCATTCCTCGTCGTCCTCGTCTTCGGTGGACTCGCCCGCCGGATCCTCGGCATCGGTCACCCGCGCCACGCCGCCGGCGAAGAGCGGACCATGCTCCGTCTTGAGCTCGTGCTGCTCGGCGAAGAGCGGGCGGATGCGCTCAAGCAGGACCGCCGCGTCACCCAGCAGGGCGCGCGCTTCGGCGTCGCGGCTCATGTCCTGGAGGCGCTTGGCCTCCTTGGTCAACATCTCGCCGTAGTTGGTGATGGCGACCCGGAGCATCGCGCGCTCCTTGCCCGTGAAGGGCTCCTGCGCCCGACGCGACGCCTCCTCACGCGCATCGATCAGATCCTCGCGGTACCGCTCACCGAGACGACGGACCCGCGTCTCGAGACCGCGCGCAATCCCCTGCATCGTTTGCGCATCCCGATACGTGAGCCCGATTGCCTCGGCGCCGTCCGGCTGGCGCTGCTCGTCGGCCACCTTGGTCTCGTACTCTTCGATCGCGATCAGCAGCTCGTCGTACCCACGGTCCAACGTGTCCAGCACCTCGAACTCCAGATCCGTGATGGGCGACTGTTCGGCGTTCGCCTCAGGCGAGGATTCCTTCGTGGTCATGATCCAGCCTCCGCGCCCCGGGGGCGCATGATGGGAGAGACCGCTGGCCACGATTCCGGACCGGCGGCGGGAGTGATGTGTTGATCGGGGAAATGGTCACGGGCCCCGGCCCGTTGCAGGTCGTCCGCGAGCGCGAAGCAGAGGTCGACCGAATACTCCGGTCGGTGCGCGCGGATCATGCACGCGCCGAGGAAGCGAACGTCACGCGCGGTCAGCACGAGGACCTCCCGGGCGGATGACGCCGATCCACTGGTGCGGGGCGCCGGCGGGGCACGTGACATAGATGGTCTGGGTCACGGGGTCGCCCCTTCCGGTGGCGGTGCGGGCGCTTCGAGATCCACCCCGGCCGCGAGCGCGACCCGACGCAGGAACGCCAGGTATTCGTCGGTCTTCGCGAGGTCGGCCGCGAGACGCGCACGGCGATCGACCACCTCCGCGTGCGCCTCGGGCAGGGTGTCGTGCAGGAACCGGGGGAGGTTGCCGGTCGCGGTGGTCACGGGGCGTCACCGTCCTCGGCCGCGAGCTGACGATCGAGCTCGAGGTCCTCGTCGGTCGGCTGCAACGCTTCGGGGACCTGCGCGAAGGACGCGGCGTCGGTCGAGGACGGCGCCGGCTTCTCCGTCTCTGCCTGCTGCACCTTCTTCGCGACGCGCTCCTTGAGTCCCGACGTGCCGCGCGCGCTCTTCGTGGTGGCAGCGCCCTCGCCGTGCTTCGCCTCCATGATCTCGACCCACCGCGCCTCGCCGTCCTTGAGCGCGGCGTACACGGTGCGGAGCTCGAGGAGTTCTGGCTGCGTCATCTGGTCGAGCGGGTGGCCGAGGTACTCCACGATCTGATCCGGCCCGACCCCCTGCGCGAAGAACGCATCAACCAGCTTCTTGCGTGCGGTGGTCGGGTCCTTGGCGTCCTCGTCCCGGAGCGTGGCGACGACCTGCTCCATCGCCTCCTCCAGGATGTCCGCCGGGAGGATGCGCAGGATGCCATTCCGGATGTGCTTCGAGATCGCCGCCTGCTGCTTCGTGAGGATCTCGTCCTCGGTAGCTTCGACCAGGTACGTGACCTCACCCTGGCTGTTGGTCCGCGAGGAGATGGCCACCTGCCCGCGCCGCAGACTCTTCCGCTCGACGACCTTCTGCAGGGCGATGTCGGCCGAGTAGGAGAGGTTGCTCTCGAGGTCCGTGACGGTGACGCGCACGACGCGCCGCGTCTCGTCGTCGAAGAGCGTCGGCGTCTCGACGAGCAGGTTGCCGAGTGCGCGGCCCGCCTCCTCGGCGAAGCGGATCGACGCACCGACCACGCGCCCGTTGCCGACCGGCTTCGCGTAGCGCGCCGTCGAGGCGAACCCCGGACGCTTCGCGGCCTGCATCAGTCGCACACGCACGGTGTCGATGTTGCGCGGCCGGAAGAGCGCCATCTGGTAGCGGGCCTGCACGGCGGCACGAGCTTGCGCCGCGGCCGCCGTCACCGCCGTCTCGCCGCTCGGCGCAAGCTCGGTGTCCTCGCCGAGGTGCTCCATGGCGGTGCCGGTCATGCGGCACCACCCTGCGCAGCCGTGAACCGGAACGGCCGCGAACCGGCCTTGATCGTGGTGTGCGCGGCGATCAGCTCGGCAGTCGCGCCGGCTTCCTTCGCCACGGCCTTCCAGTCGGTCGCCTGCCCCTCGCGGTTCTGCTTCCACGAGATCTTGCCCCACGGCCCGACGGCGCCGGCCCGTTCACCGATCCGCGCCTTGATGCGTGCTTCGATCTCGTCCGCCTGCTCCTGCGCGACGGCCAGATCGGCGCGCGCCTGGACGAGGGCGACGGCGAGGTCGTTGACGTCCGGATCGTTCTCGAGCAGGTCCTCACGCGCCTGCCGGAGCATCTTCCCGATCAGCGCGTTGTCTGCCGCCATCGGCTCCGGACGGATACCTGCCTCGACGCCGAGCCAGAAGACGCCGAGCTCGGGAAGGAAGGTGTCGAGCAGTTCCTGATCACGACGGAGCGTGTACGTGCGGAAGTCGTTGCCACCGATCAGGACCGCGACGTCCCACCGATCGAGCCCGGTGACATGCATCGCATAGTGGCATTGCAGGGCGTAGGCGTCAGGCACCTGATCGGTGCCGTCCTCGCCCCAGAGGTGCGCGACCGCGCGATCGGCCGTCTTGCACTCGAGGCCATAGAGCCAGGAGGCCGGGTTCTCGCCATTCGCGCTGGCGAGATGGACCATCCCGTCGGGAGAGCAGACCTGCCAGTCGATGGACGGATGCTGAATGCGGCCGACCACCGAGCCCGGCACGACATCGAGACCGCCAGGTGCGGCGATCTTCTCGATGTAGGCCCGACGGACGGCGTCTTCAAGCCGGGTGCCCCATTCGGTGAAGGCGGAACCCTCGAACTCCGGGACCTCGCCGCGCTTGCGGAGGTGTACCACCAGCGGGGTGGCGTACTTGGAGAGGCCGAGGACAGCGGCGATCTCGCTGGCACCGAGGAAGGCGCGGCGATCGCTGTCGAGGGGGAGCCGCCGGATGGCACGCCCGAGGGGCGCGTAGGCGGGGTGCACTGCGGGTGACGTCATCTGGACTTTCCTCGCGTGCCCACGTAGGATGTGAGGGTCGTCGGTTCCGTGGGCTAACTCCCCGGCGACCATGCCCCCGGCTGCTCGATACAGCGCGGGGGTGTTTCATTGGGTGTCAGCTCGTGGGCGGACCGTCGGGCCAAAGGGCCTGGTGGATCACGTCCGCGACGGTGACCCGCGCGCCCGCTTCCACCGTCGCCGCTCCGGCCCGGCGGTGGAGGTCGGCGCGCATGGCCTCGGTGAGGGGGACCGGGTACGGACGGACGCGGCGTGAACTCTGCGTCTCGGGCGCTTCGGCCTCTGCGGTTGCGGCCATCGTGTTGTACCTTTCGTGGGTTGTGCCGAGCGCGTCGGCGTTGTGTACGTTGTCGTAATGTACGATAGCGTACACCCCACGTCAAGAGGAGGCGTACCCGTTGGCTGACCGTGACACGCATCTCGCTATATGGCAACGTGTTAGGTCGCACCTCGAAGGGCGTGGCCTCGACAAGGCCCAGATCGCTCGGGAGACGGGTTTCCCTTACCCCACCGTGAACCGCTGGTGGAGCGAGCGACACCTACCCGACCCGTCAGGGCTGCAATCGCTGATTGTTGTGTACGGCCTGAATGGGCATTGGGTGATGACGGGCGAGGGCAGCCCTGACGCGGCCGTGCAACAGACTGTGGACAAGGCCGATATCGTCGGCTCAATGGCCTACCAGGCGGGCGGGCGGGCTGCGTTGGCGATGATGGCTGGGGAGATCGAGAAGGCAGTGGCCGTCGCAAAGAAGGCGTGGAGCGCGCCGGCGCCCGACCCGGACCAGCTGCGCCGCGTGCGCGACGCGGTGGACGTCGTCACCGAGATCCTCGACAAGCCGCAGACCAAGAAGGGGAGGAAGGCGGGGTGAGCTGGTGGTGCTACCGGCTCACCCCGCCCGACAGCATTACCGTGTAACCGAGATCGCCCAGGTGATCGTTGTCGGGACGCTGAATGCCTGCCCACCCTGGGTGTAGTTGCATGGCATGAGGAGATTCCCGGTCAACTGGAGCTGCCCGTTGCTGAGTGACCCCGAAAAGCCCGTTGCACCGGCAAGCGCGACATTGCACCAGTTGAAGAGGTTCGCGAGCACTGCGTAGCTCTGGGCCGGAGACGCGGTAGGGTCACCCCACTGTGTGATCGTGATTCCCCCGTCGGTCCGGATGACGCCGGCGATGGTGCCGCTACCACCGCCGTTCGCCACGACGTAGCTGCCGGTGAAGGCACCGCTGGATGTAGTGCTCCCAAGGGTGACCGTGATTCCCACCGCCTCCGCGAGATTTTCGACAGAGTTCTTGAACGCCATCGCGGTGCCACCTTGGTAGCTGCCGGCCACGTTCGGATAGGAATTGCTGGGTCCGCTGGGGCTGTCGCCGCCGCAAGCCGCCAAGGCGAGCAGCACTGCGGCGATCGGGACATATCGCATTGGGGTTGCCTCCATGAGGGTGTGCCTCAATTTTCAGCGGCTAGGAGCCGATTCGGCAAGTCCCTTGGCGAGGAAACCATTGAGGCCGATGACCCCATGACCGTGACTTACCCGGTCCGAGTGCCGCGGAGTCCGAAGCGCGGGCAGTCGGCCCGCGCCAAGGCCGAACGCGCGCGATACAACGATGATGCCGAAGCGATCGAGCGGTACATCAACGACGAGGTGAAGAACAAGGAGCCGGGTGAGTACATGATCCCCTACGCCTCGATCTCACACGTCGTCGGGCTCGACGACCTGCGCGTGATGCATCTGCTCGGCCGCCTCAGCGGAGGCGCGCACACCGCGATCACGGTGCGAGTCCCGTCACCAGCTGAGTGACTACTCCCAGCGACCAACCGTTACGCCCCCTCCACCCTGATCACTCGCAGCCCCCCCTCCGCCGGCGGGTCCATCGACTCTACGAGCTCAATGTGCCCGTCGGCTATTTCGTGCAGGAGCGCCCCGGTGGCCGCCCCGATCCCGAGCGGCCGCACCAGAATGAACCGCCGCTCAGGCGCCACGGCCGGATCATCTGGCCCGGTGTCCACGATGAAGTCCCCCCGCTTGGCACCCCACTGCTTGGTCCATCGCCCCAGCGTCCTGACCTGGTAGGCCTGCCCACGCCGCTGCCGCATCGCTGCCCTCGATTTCGGTTTCTGTTCGGTGATTCTACCCCGGATTGGCAATCCCGCAAGAGGGCCACCGGGGACGGACCCGCGGAGGTTAGGGCTCGGGATTTCGGGCAACAACAGGTGGCGAGGCGGGGAAGTGGCAGATCTGCCACCTGGTCAGAAGAGGCGGAGGGACTTTCGGACGCCGAGACGGAGGGCTCGGCCGGTGGGTCCTTCTTCGACGCTCACGAACCATTCCCGGAGCGCGAGACCTGCCTCGGCGCGCACCCCACCGGCACCGACGCTGGCTTCCCCGAAGACCGCCACGCGCGGTGCATCGGCACCCCGGAGGGAAGCCGCTCGCTCGGCCGATTCCGCGATGTCTCCGAAGGCATCCGAGGCCGCAACGAGTGCTGGCCGAAGGGTGTCTGCAACCGCAGCGAGATCGCGCAAGCTGGCCCGCTGGCTGCCGAGAACGGCAGTCCCGGTATCGAGCGCCGTCCGTGCGGTCGTGAGGGCGCCAGCGAGGCTGTCGGCGCGCGCGACCCATTCGCCGCAGCCCGTTGGGATCGGACCGGCAGGGCGTGGCGGGATTGCCACCAACCGCTGCTCAAGTACATCCAGGAGCGAGTCTCGGACATGAGTCAGCCGCCTGATCGTATCCGCGCGGGCGGCCACCACCTCGAGCAGGGAATCGGCGGCGGGTAGGGTGGCAGCGATCAGCGCCTGGCCGAGCCGCGCCGAGCGCTCGACCTCTCCGAGCACGCGCCAGAGCCGAACCACCTGGACGGCCGCGAGGACTACCGCCAGCGCCAGGACCCCGCCCATCAGCCGCGGACCTATGCGGCGTCGCGCCACAGGGCGATCTCCCCCTCGCGTCGATTCGCGAGCCCGCGCGATCGGATTGGCGGCTGGCCGGTGTAGACCCAGCGGCGCATCTGGCCCGGGACCGCAGCGTAGTCGCCGGCGTTGAGCAAGCGCCGGAGGGTGCTTCGGTAGAACCCTCCCGGCTTGCTGGGGTCGGGTGAGCCCGGCCCGACGTTGAAGACGAACGACACCAGCGCGTCGAATTGGTGTTGGGTGAGCGGCACCGTCACCAGCTTGCGCACCGCTGCCTCGGCCCAATCGAGATCCTGATCGAGCAGCCGCATGGCCTGATCCTCCGTCAGGCCGCGCTCGCGCCACGCCACGACCTCCTCGCCGATCCGAAGCTGGCCCGTCCGCAGCTCCTCTTCGGTCAGCAGATGCCCGACGCCGATCGTCGGATAGCCGCCTTGGTCGCGGTACATCATCAGCCGCAGTGCCTCGAGCTCGACCAGGCGATCGAGTCCGCGCCTAGAGATCGTCTGGGTCACGGATCTCCCTGTAGCGCAGCGGGGAGGTGAAGGGCAGGGACGGTGCGGACGCGGCCACGCCGCGACTCACCTCGCCGACCATACGACTCTCAGCGAGCAGTCGCGCGCGAGAGATCGTGGCTCCCGCGATGAAGGCGAGGCCGGTCAGCGAGCCGTACCACGACCAGGCCGCGACCGAGATGGTCCAGATACCGGCGGCCGCGAGATCGAAGGCGACGATGCCGTTGAGGAACGCGACCGCGAGGATGGCCCACCCGAGATCGAGCTCGATCGTGCCGTCGCTCCGTTCGACGAAGAGCAGCCGGAAAAGAAGTCTGCGCGGGGTCATCCGACCTTCGTCTCCACGCGCACCATCCGCTCGCGGACGTCGGCCACGTCGTCTTCGACGCGGATGAACCGCGCCTGCACGTCGGCGTGGTGGGCATCGATCTTCGTCTCGATGCGCTTGACCGTGGCACGCGTGCCGTTGAGGGCGGCCTTCACGCCGCCCCATGCCGCACCAGCGGTAAGCGCGGGGAGGATGATGGTGACCAACACCTGCAACGTGGAAAGGTCCTGCATCACGGACTGACCTCCGCTCGGCCGAGACCGAGCCGGGTGAAGTGACTCCGCGCGGCCTTGACCGCGTCCTCGATCTGGGTGCGTTGCAACTCCTCGACCAGGCGCCGCCGCGCGGCCGATCCCGGCGGATACTCACTGGCCAGACGGGGGTCGGCGTCGAGTCCGGCATCGAGCTGTGCCGGAAGATCCGCGTACTCCGGTGACGATACGGAGGCCTCGACGACCGCGCGAAGGATCTGGCCCTCCTCACGCAGGCGCCGCTCGAACTGTTGCGGTGATTCGTCGCCCTGACGCTTGCGGCGCGTGATCGTGACGCCCAGCCGCTGCAACTCCGCGGCGATCGGGTCGTCGGCCGTCCGATCGCGACGACTGTTGGTGAAGTCCAGGAGCGCAGCGGTCGCGCCACCGTCGCGTGTGATCGGTTCGCCGAAGCGATCAATCTTCGCCGGCAGCGTCTTCGAGAGGCCCGGGATGCGGGCCGTCACGGCGTCCACCACGCCTTCCGTCTCCCGCTGCACTGGATCCACCGCGCGCGCGACGGCGCCGACCACCGATGGAACGGTCATGCCGGCCACGTTCTCGACGAACGACATCGCACCACGCGAGGGGTCGCGCACCGCATCGAGCGAACGATTCACGCCCTGGAGGAACGATTGCTCCATCGCATACTTGCCGATGTCGCCAACCGCCTGCACACCGGCGAGTCCGGCGGCCGCGGTCGGGTCGAGCGGGTCGAGCTCCTCTCGCAACGGATCGAGGTTCTCGCGCAGGTGGTGCACCAGCGACGCCCCGATCGCCATCAGGTTGCCGAGCGGGCTGATCCGCTCCATGGAGTACCACCGATCGCCGAGTCGGACCGCGTTGGGGATCTTGCCCTCGGCGGCCCACTGGTCACGCGTGCGCTGATCGGTCGGGAAGGTGCCGGTCATCCGGTCCTTCGAGGCGAGCATCGCCCCTGCGACAATGGCGGTGCTGGAGCCGACGACCGACCGCCCGAGGCGATCGGCAATGCGACGCTGCTCGGCCAGCGCTGGAGCGCCCTGCATGGCCTTCTCGACCAACCGCCAGACATCCGGGATCGTGCCCAGCGCCCCGAGCGGTGAGTACTCGACCGTGCGACTGACCACGTTCGCGGGTGTCCGGACGAAGGGCATGAGGACCTCGCCCACTACGCGCCCAGTCGACCCACCACGGTCAGAGAGGACCCCCTTCGCGCGTGACCCGAGGTCCGCGAGGAGCCCGCGGTTCGTGAACGTGGCGACCTCCGCGTCGGCCATTGCCTGGAGCACCATGTCATCGGTGACGGACTTCGCGCCTTGGCGCAGGTCAGAGAGGTCCGCCACGCGCGCGGCGAGTGCGTCACCGGCGAGCCCCTCTCGCTTGGCAAGGAGCGTCGCCTGCTCGGTGAGGGAGCGCTGGAACGCGGCGCCATAGAAGATCCGGTCACCCGCCTGGAGCGCGCGGAAGACGGTCTTCGTGAACCCGTCGAGAATGGCGTTGTCGAAATTGGTCTCGCGCGAGAAGTCGTACTTCTGGAGCGCACCCTCGATCGGCACGCCTTGCATCACGGCACGCGCCTCCTCGAGCCCACGCTTCGCGCCCGCGACTGAGGCGCGGACCTGAGCGGCAGGGTCGAAGTGCTTCGTCGCTTGTCCAGTGACACGCCCCTTGCTCACGACCTGCGCAAGTCGGATCAACATCCGGTCGACGAGCATCGCGGGCGCATCCTTGGCCGTCTCCAGCATGGCCATCGAGGTGTTGCCCACGAGGTTCGCCAAGTGCGTCTTCGGCGCCGTCAGGAGGGCGGCCTTGAGTAGCGTCGTGCCCTTCTCGGCGAGGGTGGCCTCCCGCATCGCGGCCACCTGGCGCGCGAGGGCCTCCGCCTTCCCCTCGTTGGCGAGGCGCGTGATCGCCAGATGCTCGTCGCTGGTGAGCGGCCTTCCGGCCGTCTCCATCGCACGTGAGAGCCACACCGCAGGATCCGTGGTGCGCGCCGCGAGGATGCGCAACGCGGCCAGATCCCGTCCTGCCTCGGAGCGCTGCCGGATGAACATCCCGAGGTAGTGCTCCTGCTGCCGCTCCAGCGCCTGCACGCCGCGCTCGACGATCGCTCGCTGGTCCGGCGCGAGGGTGCGATCATCGAGTCGCTTGCGGCCCTCCGCGATGGCGTCCGCATTCGTCACGATGCGATTCCGCACCGCGAGCAACTTGTCGCGGCCGAGGCGCTCCCCGGCCTGCGGGGCGATGTCCTCCGGGTCGATGCCAAGCGAGCGCGCGATCACCGTCGCATGCGTCTCGCGCCCCTTCGGTGCAAGACCCTGAGTCGCGGCCACGCGCTGCACTTCCTCGCGCAGGACCGCCTCACCACTTGGGTCGAGCATCGCGCGGCGAAAGTTGAAGAACTCGTCCGCATCCACGTCGGCGGGATCGACGGCGCCGGACGTCGGCGTTGGCGCGGCCGGAGTCTCCGACGGCGGTTGCCAGCGACTCGGCGGCAGCTCGTAGGTGCGCGCCGGGGCAGCGACGGCAGCTCCGCGATCGGCGGGTCGACGCACCAGTTGACCAGCAGCGTCCGCGCGATGGAGCAGTGCCTTGAGCCCCGCCTGTCCCAACGCGCCGGCGGTGAACCCGGTCGCGGCCCCACGGAGCGGGTTCTCCTCGTCGGCGACCATACCCGCCGTTGCACCGGCCGCACCACCGAGCAGGTTGTCGGAGGCTGCACGTACGGCGGCGGCCGGGAGCGGTGTCGGCAGGCCACCGAACAGCAGATCCTCCGTGCCCTCGGGCGGGGGCGGGAGTTCGCGCGTGTACGGCCCACCACTCTCGCCAAAGGCATAGGTCGGCCGACGGCCGATCTCGTCCGGATCGAGCGCATTGTAGCGCCCAGCCAGCTCCGCTTCGACGCGTTCGAGCTGCCGGTACACCTGATTGGCGCCCGCCTTCGCGCGCCCAAAGCGTGCGCCCTTCGCGATCCCGCTCCGCTGCTCGGCAACGTCGTCGTCGTACCGGGTCCATGGCGTGATCGAGTTCTGCTCCTCGAGCGCGAGCGCCTGATACTCGTCGGCCAGGCGCCGGTGCATCGCCTCCAATTCCTCGGTGCCGGTGCGCCGAAACTTCGCGTCGCCGCCCTCCCACGAGACGCGTCCCGCACGCCGCACCTCGCGCACGGGCTGCACGTCCGGGAACATCAGATCGGCCGCATTGACGGCACCGGGTCCGGACCCTATCGTTTCGTCAGGTGAACGGCTCGTCGCTGGCCTCCCCGGCCCTCTTGCCGGATCGACGTCCAGGGAAGTCGTCTCACCGAGAGGTCGGCTCGTCGCGGGCGCCCCCGGCCGAACAGATGCCGGATCGGCCACCCGGGAAGTCGGCCCATCAACCTGACGCGTAACTCCAGGGACCCCCGGCAGATCCACAGCCGGATCGGTGACGGGAGCCGTCGGGGCCGGCCCCAGTGAGCCCTTCGAGGACTTGCTGGGGTCGTTGATGTCCAGGTCCCAGTAGAACACGCGTCGGGCCTGTGCGCCCTTCGGCGCTCGCTCCTCGGTCAGTGTCAGGCGGAACTGCTGCGGCTTACCATCAACCACCGCATCAGCGGTGAAGTAGTGGTACGCCTCGACGTTCGTCGTCGACCCCTTCCCGCGAGGAGGAACATCCAGCATCACGGGCTCGGCGTCCTCGATCAGCTCGTCGAGGACCCGCATCGCGGCCACCTTCTCGGGTGTGCTGCTGTGATGCCGCGCCTTTCCTATCGCCGACTTCCGGATCTCGGCCTTGAGGCCCGTCGCCTGATTGGTGAAGGCCTTTCCGCGTAGGGTCATCAAGTAGTCGCGCGCGCGATCGCGTGCCGCGGTCATGGCCTCTGGTGTATCCACCGGCCCGAACTCTGTGCGCGAGATCGTCCGACGATCGGGCGAGCTGCGCGGGAACGGGTCCGCAATCGGAGTCGGTTCCGGCGCGCGGGGTGCCTCGACCTCAGGGGCTGGCGCGCGACGCTGTGCGGCCTTGCCGACGTCCTGCTGAAACCGCGCGAGAGCATCGCGCACTGAGTTCGTCATCGGATATCGCAGCTCGTCGGGATCCTTCGCCGTGCGGGCGGCGCGCAGCAGCTCCTCGTCGTGCGCCTTCGCGAGGTCGAACGTCTCGCGGCTCTTGGCCTGCGCTGCTTCGCGCACGGCATCGCGTCGAGCGAGCACGGCAGCCACCTGATCGGAGAGCCGCTCGTCACTCGCCGCACTGGCCTTCGCGGTGGACTCGGCGGCGTCGAGGCGATCCATGCCGCCTCGGATCGCGGGCGTCTGCTCACGCATGCCATCCACTCGCGCACGCTCACCCGTGAGCACATCCTCACGCAGTGCATCTGCACGAGCTCCGGCGCGCTTCGCACCGCGCTTGGCCAGCGCGCCCGCTGCCGCCTCCACCAAGCCGCCCGCGCCAGCGTCAAGCGCGAGCTCGAAGGCGAGTCGGCCGCCGGTATTGTCGGCCACCGCGCGCAGGCGATCACTATCGAGGAGCTCCGCGAAGTTCCCTGCGGCGGACTCCTCGCGCTGGATACCGGCCGCGAGATTGACTGGTGCATTGAGGACCAAATCGCGCGCGACCCGACCCTTTGCCGTCGCTGGTGCGGCGACCTTGGCAAGTCCTGGGAGCGACTTCGCGAAGGCGGGCAGCTTGGCGATGCGGTTCAGCAGACCACCAGGCGTGGCGAACTGCGCGGCGTCGCCAGCGAATCCGGCCGCACCCGCAGCCACCTTCCCGGCAGTGGTCTCGCTGTCGCGGTAGAAGGCATCGGCCTCGTCGCGGCTGGTGCGCAGGCGATCCGCGGTGCCATCGGCGCCGACGAGATCGGCGAGACCGATGGCCGTCCGGTATCCCGAGCGCGCGAGGCCCCGGCCGACACCGCCGAGCACGTCGCGCACCACGCCGCGGCGTGGCGGGGAGGGAGGAGGCGCGAACTCCGCCTCGAGGTCATCCCACGATGACGCCGGAGCGGAGAAGTCGCGTTCCAAGTCGGACCACGAGAGCGGGGTCGTCACGTCAGCGCACCTGCATCGCCTCGGCGCGCGCCTGCTCCGGGGGCACACCACGCGCTCGGAGCTCGCGATACTTGGCCGCTTGCGCCGGTGTCGGCGGAACGTCGAGTGCCGGAGCGGGGGCCGTATCCCCGTTGACTGGAGTTCGGGCCGGCGGCGCACCATTGCGCAGCTGATCAATCAGGCTGGCAACAGGACTGCCTCCACCGGCTGTGCCCTTCGGCGGTGCGCGCAGCGGCGACCCATCCGGGCGAGTGAGCGGTTCGGGTTGGCCGTTGACGACACGCCAGTACGATCCGTCCTCGGCCTGAATGATCGAGCCCTGCGGCTCCGCGCGTGGCTGTGGCGGTGCGGCGAACCGTCGCTGCATGCGCTCGCGGTGCTCGATCTCTTCCAACGTACGCCGATGCTTGAGGTCGTCAGCTTCCGCGTCACGCGCCGCCTTCGCTGCCGCCGCACGGGCCGCCATCGCGTCCGGGGTGGCTTCGGTGTTGAGCAGCTTCCCCTCAACCCCGGGCACGGCGCGATGCCGGGCGATGTCACCCAGCGCACCAGAGGCGCGACTCAGCAGGTTCGTGCGGTGATCCTCGCCGAGGATCGGATCGAAGAGCGCCGAAGAAAGCTCGAGCCCGCCCATCGCCGCCCGCCCCTGAATGGGAGCGGCGTCGCGAAAGCCCGCGTCGTGCATCTGGATGGCACGATTCTCGGCGGCCACACGCGCAGCCTCTTCTGCCGCCGAGGCTGCACGTGCCTCGCCCGCCTTCGCCAGGTCGAGACGCTCCTGCTCCATGCCGAAGCGCTTCTCGCGTTCGGCGCGCTCTTCGTCGTCCTGGCGCCGTCGCACAGCACCGCGCGACCAGCCTGCGGCCATCGGGAGGATTGCGTCGATCAGACTCACGTGCGCTGCCCTCCGAGGTAGTAACCCGCGTTGGTGGCGAGGTCACCGAGCCAGCCTCCGGCCTGACCGGCCTGCTGACCGTATTGGCCGGCCTGATCGCCATAGGCCCCATAGGCGAGGCGAAGGGCATCCATCGTCCCGTCGTCCTGCCCGAGGCCGAGGCTCAGGTACCGGTAGAGCTGGTCATCGCGACCCGTGCGGACCTGCTCCGCCAGCAAGGCTTCCTGGATCGCCTGATCGCGCGCCGTTGTCCGGAGGCTGTCGACATAGCCGCGCTCGCCCCGGAGCTCCTGACGATCCCGGTAGCCGAGGTCCTCGTTGGTGCGCCGCACGTCCTCACCGAAGCCCAGATCGAACCGCCGTGTGTCCTCGCCGAAGTTGAGGTCGTAGCGCCGCGTGTCTTCGTAGCGGTCGAAGGTGCGCCCCTGCCGGTCCATCTCGGCGAGTGCCGCCTGGAAGGCCATCTGGGCGTTTGTTGAGCTGGCGCTATTCGCGGCGCGTGCTGCTTCCGCCTGCTGAGCCTGCTCGAGTCCTGCGAGCGACAGGCCCGCTTGCGTGGCAGCGTTGCGGTTGGAGGAGATCATCTGCGCGCGCTCGCGCAGGAGCGGCACCATCGCCGCATTGAAGTTCTCGACCTTCCCCTTCGCCAGCGTGCCGAGTTCGCTCGCGGCCGTGCTGCCCCATCCGAGGCCACGCTCTGCCAGTTGCGCCTCGAGCGCCTGCTTGTCGCGCGTGTACTGGCCGTCGATCGACTCCTTGACCTGCGCCTCGGTGGCCTTGAAGGCCTCGTCGTCCCAGGGCGAAGGGTTCGCCAGCTGCGCGCGAATTTGCCCCAACAACTCGGCCATCATCGGGCTCGAGCCGGGACCCGCCGCACTCACCTGGGGCATCCATGACGCGCCGCCACCTTGGAAGCCCGCCATGATCTGCTCGAGCGTCTGCATCTGCGGCCGCGGCGTCGCCGTCGGAGCGGGCTGGGCGCTGTACGATCCCGCCCCCGGGAGCGTGAACACATCGCGCGCCGGCGGGAGGACCTGGGCGGGCTTCTCCGCCCCCGTGATCGGCTGCACGGTCGGTGCACCGGGTGCCGATGGCGCCGCGGTGGGCGGAAGGATGACCGGCTGCGAGGTCGTCGTCACACTCGTCGTCGACGGGGCAGGCGTGGCGGCGCCTGCCGGGGCGGTGGTCTTCCGCGGGTCGATCGGGCGATAAGGGAGCGTCTGTTGCATCGGTCGCTCAGCCCGGGAGCATGCCGGCGAAGGACGCCGCGTTGCGGAGCTTGTCGCTGATCTTCATCTTCGCGCCGTCCGGAATCTTCAGCTGCGCAATGCCCGCGAGCGCCTGCTGGATCTTGTCCATCCGCGCGCGATCGGGAGCGGCCGCGGCCGGTGCGGTCGGCGCTGGCAAGGCCGCGCGTGCTGCCACGGGGGCAGCGTTGCCAAAGTTGGCGCGGAACGGGTTGCTCTGGTCGCGGAAGGCACCGGGATCGAACCCGGGCGCGCCCTGGCCGAGCAGCTCCATGAAGCGCGCCTGGGCGGCCGAGCGCATGGGTGCATTCTCCGCCCGGCGGCCGCGCGCCTCCATCAGGATCTCATCGATGATCCGCTGCTGGTTGCCGAGCGCACGGTTCTGCGACTTGGAGGCATCGCTCTGCTTCTTCGCACCGAGCAGGCCAGCGCCAATGGAAATTGCGGGGAGAATCCAGCCCATCGATCAGCCCTCCGACGACTTGAGTGCGCGAACCTTCGCCACCATGTCCTCGAGTGAGTCGGCCCCGAGCTCCTCCCGGAGTGCCACCCACGCCGTCGCGGCCCGCTGTTCCGCCGGGGTGGCGAACGCTGGGGCCAGCTGATCGAGATGCTCGGATGCATAACGTCCGAAAAATGCGTCGAAAGTCTGCCAGCTCATCTCGATCCGAGGCACGGGCTTCTGCAAGAGCTGCTCGAGGAACGGCGAGAGCACGCCGGTCGGGATCGGTCGTCCGGGGCCCAGCACACCGGCGACGATGTAGACGAGGACCGGCGGGTCCGCATCGCCAACGTAGGCGCCAGTGACATCATCGATGCGATCATTCTCGGTGGCCATGATGCCTCCTCTGGGGGGTCGTCATACGGTGATCACCGCGTAGGTGTCGTAGGTCGTCGTCGCGGTGGCGATCACGGTGCTGCCGTTCTTGAGGCGGAGCGTGAACGTGTAGGCGGCCGCGACGTAGTCGGTGGTGAACTTCGGGACGAGATCCACGTTTGGGTCGTGGGTGTCGGTGTCGAAGACATAGGGACTCGTGGTGCTGATGCCGGTGATCACCCCCTCGGCCCCGTCATCGGACGTGCGTGAGCGCCGACTCCAGGCGAGGTCCAGCGTATACCCACCCGGCGCGTTCTCCACGGCGAAAACGATGGTGATCGTGTCGGCCGCGTTGTCCTGCTCGGTGACATACAACGCGGGAATGCTGGCGGGCACTGAGCCCCCCCCCGCGTCCTGCGGCCGCACGATGACGTAGGTGCTGATCGCCTGCGAGTCCAACGTCGCTCGGATCTCGACCGTCTTCGCGTCCCCGCCTGCGCTGTTGCGACTGACCGAGAAGGGAGAGGCCGGAGGCGTGGTCCAACTCCCCCCGTCGATGCGGTAATCCACTGCCCCGATGGCGTCCCACGCGATGCTGACCGTCGTCGCGAGCTCGGTCGGCGAGACTTCGAGCGAGGGACCGAAACCCTGCGGCAGGACGGTACGCTGTATGCGCTCGATCCCACCCCCGGTGAGGGATGCGGTGAACTCCACCGTCGCTGGCGCGGCTCCGGACGCAGGGCGGTTGATCGTCACGACGTCGCCGTCCGGGATCGGCACCTCGACTCCTGCGGTGAGGCCGCCATACCCGAGCGTGGATCCATCCGTGCCGCGCGGTCGAACGCTCAGCGTCGGCGGACTTCCCCCCGCCTTCGGATTGGACCCGGTGACGGTGAACTCCTGCGAGGTGGCGCCCGGGGTTGCCGGCACGACCGTCAGGTTGGGGGTCACGGTGTCCGCATCAAGCGGCGGGATCGTGACGATGTTGGTCACGGACTGGCCGTTCGCCGTGCCGCGGAAGGTGTACTCCTTGAACGCCCCGCCCGCGGCGTTGCGCGAGACGGAGATGGGCGAGGCCGGAGGCGTCGCATACGCGGCGCCGTCGATCGAGAGCTCGACGTTGTCGCCACCCCACGTGATTGAGCTGCTCGTGGGTCCGGTCGCCACGCGCACGTCGAGATCGGGGCCAGATCCCTCCTGCTCGGGTACGTCGATCGCCTCGACCGCGTCCAGGCGGTTGGTGAGCGTGGCCGTGAAGGTGATCCGACGCGGCCCACCGCCAGGGCTGCTGCGCGCGATCGTGAAGGTGTCGTCGCCGTTGTCCGTCACACTCGCCGTCGGGTCCCATGTGAGGGCCGGGAGCCCGCCGTACGGATCGACGGCCACCACCAACACCGTGACCGACGTCGCGTTCGCACTCACCAGCGCCATCCCGATCGTGAGCTGCGGCAACTGCTTCCGGTAGAGTGCCCCGTCCTCCAGTCCGTCGAACGTGTCGGGATCTCCTGGCAATCCCTTGGCGAGGAAGAGCCGCAGCTGGCGACCAGCGAAGTCCTCGAAGGCGCTGCCGGCGTGACCTCCGTCCGTGAGCTGCGCGATGATGTCCACGAGTGCCGCACCGCCGGGCTGCCGCAACAGGTGCTCGGCGAACTTGTTCACCACACCGATACCCGCGAAGTCGATCAAGCCATCGATCAGTGCGGTGATAACCGCCTTGCCGTAGAGCAGGCCATCCGGGATCGAGTCGAGGTGATCGGGGTCCGCTGTGATGCTCTTGGCGAAGAACGCGCTCGCAAGGCGGCCGAGCGCGTCGCTCGCCGTCGGCACGAGCTGGCCGCCGTAGTCGAGGAAGCCCGTTCGGGCGAGGTCCACCCCCACCGAGGTCTTGCGCGGCTCCGCGCTCGGGGGTGCATTGACGCGGGGATCCGGCGTGCCGAATGGCACCACGCGCGACGGCGGGTCCTCGCGCTCGGCATAGCCGTAGCCGCGGCGGGTCGGGTCACTCATCGCCGCAGATAGGCCGTCGCGAGGAGGCCGGTGACGAGGATCGGCACACCGTTCTGCTCACGCACCCGGATCGTGATCCGTCGTCCCCGCGCGCCGAAGCGCCAGGCGTAGTCGCGGATGCCAGGCCCATTGCCAGGAAGCGTCTCTTCCCCCTCACCGAGCTCACTCCGCCACTGCACCGTCAGGGCGGCGCCGACGGGTACCTCTGCTTGCACACTGAGTGCGCGGACCGTCTTCACCTCATCGGGCGCACCGAAGAGCAACGGCGGGAAAGTGATCGCCGTCGGGATTGACACGCCGCCCGTCCCATTGCGCAGGACGTCGTCCGCGGTGCCCACGTCCAGCTCACGCACGCGACCATCCGCGCCGCCGGCCAGGAGGGTGTCCGTGCCATCCGGGCGCTCGTAGGTGGCGAGCGAGCGAATGGTGAACGGTACCGACCACGGTCCGCTCCATGCCTGCGGGCGTGTGGCCCAGACCAGCGGGCCCGAAGGCGTGACCACCCATGCCTCGCGCGCCGTGCGATGGAACGCGGCGAGGATACCGCTGCGCTCGCTCCCGGGGATGGCGTCGAAGGTTGCCTCGACCTTCTGGCCGATCTCCTGAAGCGACGCTTCGTTCGCGAGGTAGGGGCCACGATCGGTTACCACCAGCAGGAGGTCGTCGAGCTGCGTGAGCGCACCCGGTCCGACGAGCCCGAGGTTCGGGCTTACCCCCTCGGTGTCCGTGTCGATCCGAATCTGCGTCTTGTCGACGCCGGTGAAGCGGGCGATCGTATCGCTCTTGGCCAGAAGGAGCGAGGAGCCCACCCCAGCCATCGCGATCAGCGGTTCGGTGTCGAACGTCTCGACGTCCTCGAAGCCGCCGTCCGGGATCTCCCAGACGCCGAGGTTCTGGACCTTGGAGAAGTAGAGCGTCTTCCCACCACCGTGTGCGAAGCCCCGCTGCTTGTAGAGCTCGATAAACTGCACGCCAGCCGGAGCTCCAGCGACGGGGGCCAGCGTGGTGCCGTCCCACGTGAAGAGCCCATCGGAGGCGACATAGAGCACGATCGATGCGCCCGTGCGATAGGGCAGCATCACCGTCGGACGGACCGCCGAGAGCGCCGGGCTGTCTACCGTCGTGAACTCCGTCGCACCTTCGAGCTTGTGGTGCAGCTTCCCGCCGGCAACCGCCACGACTTGCTTGCCACCCGGGCTGTCCCATTGGGTGAGCCCCAGCACAGGTGCACCGCTCGCCAGCGCCGAGTCGTGGATGCGTCGCGAGCCGGGCCGCGTCTTGAGCGCGCCGTAGGTGGTGAGGCGGACGTTGAGGGCCTCGCGCAGCTCGCGCGCGTCGAGCGTGTCCTCGGCGAACGTCGTATTCAGGCCGCCGCGGAAGTCGAAGCGCACATCGCGCACCGTTGGGCGCGCCATCAGCCACGCACCTTGACCAGGACGGGGTCATCGGTGTTCGGGAACGAGATCCGTCGACCGTCCGCGGTGCGCGTTGCCTCGATCTGCACCCGGTAGTCGCCCGCGGTATCGAGGTCGGTGGCACCCCAGTCGTGGCGCACCCACCCCGTCGCGGCATCGACGATGGTCGGGCTGCTGTTCGACACTTTGGTCGTGCCGTCCGGGTTCAACAGCTTGACCGTGACGTTGTGGCCTGCGAGATCGTAGGCGCGACCGTCATGGTAGCAGCACTGCATTTCGAGGGAGGGGAGTCGGTCCCCGACCCGGAACTCGTGCGTCATCGGCGGGACTCCAATCGCGTCGCGGTCGCCCGCGTGGTCAGCTGTGTCGCAGTCGCGCGCGACCGCAGCATCGTGGGATACAGGATGGGGATGGGCTCGAAGGACCCGACCAGAGCGGCGGTACCGGTGCCGACACCCGCGCCGCTCGCCACGAGCTGGAGGATGAATCGCAGATGCGCCGTGCCGGCACCGATGCCAGGACCCGGTGCCACGAGCCGCTGCACGAATCGAAGCGTGGCAGCGCCCGACCCCACGCCAGCGCCAACAGCACTCCACCCACCGCCAACAGTGAGGTTCGCCGACCCGGCACCGATGCCTACGCCCGCCGCACCGAACGCCTGGAGAAACCGGAGGGCGGCGGCACCTGCACCGACACCCCCGCCGGCCGCAGCGAGACGCGTCGGCAGTGTGAGCGCTGCGCCACCCGCTCCGACACCGGGACCAGTCGCCGACATCCGCGTCGGCAGCGTGAGGTGCGCGGTGCCAGCACCTACGCCAACACCGTCGGCCTCGAGGACGGTGCCACCACCGCCGACCGAGGGGTTGTAGATGCCCAGGACATAGCCGAAGCGGATGCCGCCATCGCAGTCCCAGTCTCCTCCACCGACACTGCCAGAATCCACGGCGAGATAGCCGCCATGGAAGCAGTAATTCTGCGCGCCCGCGCTGAAGAGCTCATACCCTGCTGGAGCCGCGGTGACGGATCGCGCGGTGGAGACACTGCTGGCGAACGACGTGAAGGCCATCGACCCGTCGACCGTGCAGGTCCCGTCCGTGATGTTGAATGGGTCCGCCGAGATGTCGCCCCCAGGGGCGACGACATCGTCTGGCGCCGCACCATCCCATCCGGTTGCGCGGACAATCTGTGTGCGCCACGCCCCGCTCGGAACGCTTACGGTCGGCGTGTCGCTACCCGTCGCGTTGCCCTTGTCGCGGTAGTAGGTCGAGATTGTGAAGCTGCCGAACCAGAAGATGCGGGCACCCTCCAGCGTCCAGCCGTCCGGGGTGGTTGGAGGCGTGCTGGAAGAACTCAGCACAGTCAGCCGGAGCAGGTCCCCGGTCGAGCCCCCAGCCGGAGCCGAGGTTGTCGCCGCGGTGCCACTCCCCGACGAGACCGCGCCGATCGCGCCAATTGCGATCGCCATCACCCACCCTCGTGCGAAATCGCCCCGCCGCGAGGGCGACGAGGCGAGGGAGACTGCGCGCGCAATGGGCTGCGATTCATCAGGTCAGAGGCTCCGCAGTCGCACGGTGAACTGGCCGGGCACATCGCCGCGCCAGCAGAGGTGGTCATCGGGCGTCTGCCACAGAGTGAGACCAGTGGCGTCGGTCGTCGCGGCCCAAGAGGCTGACGCTCCGATTACCCCGACGCACTGTGTCGCCCCTGCCGGGCTGGTGAGGTTCGCCAGCACGAGGGGCGCTGGCGGAATGACGAGCGCGAGCAGCCGCGGCACGTCCACGAGGCCGCGCCCATAGTCGGGATCGGGGCCAGCCACGCCACCATCCACCGCACTCGCGTGCAACAGCGCCGTGATGCTGTCGAGGGTGAGCGCGGGCCGCAACTGCCGAAGCAATGCCACAACCCCGGCGACATGGGGGGATGCCATCGAGGTGCCGCTCTTGCTCCCCGTGCCGCCACTCGGCAACGAGGACACGATGCCAGAGCCGGGGGCCACGAGGTCGAGGTCGGGGTCGCGGTTGCTGTAGCTCGCGCGCCCGCCGCCGCTCGTCACCGCGCCCACGCTGATCACACGCGCGTAGCGCGCCGGGTAGAGCGCCGTCGCCCCGCCTGCATTGCCACTGGACGCCACCAGCACGCCCGCGGCGGCTTGGTACGCTTGGACGGTGAGCATCATGGCCCCCGTCGCCCCGCCACCAATCGAGGCGTTGACGACGAGGATGCCCTGCTCGCGTGCCCAGTTGAGCGCAGCGGCCTGCGTGCCACCCCATGCGAGGCAGTCGCCGTTGATGTCCTCGAACACCCGGAGCGCCACCAACTCGACGCCCGGTGCCACGCCATTGACGGACGATCCGACCGACCCCGCAACGTGCGTCCCATGCCCCTTGCATGGCGCGAACGTGTCGCCCCACGCCTCGGGGCCACCGTTGCTCGCCGGGAAGTTCCGGCCCGCGACCACGTTCAGGTGAGGGTGGTTCGGCATGATGCCGCTGTCCATGATGCCGACCTTGACGCCCGCGCCGGTGACGCCGCGATCCCACGCGCTGTCGGCGCCGATCATCGCGAGGTTCCACGGCAGCGCCATCGGCGCCGACAGATCACTCAGGCCAGCGAGCCCCGTGGAGTCAGGAATGGGGAGCGAGGTCGTCGCATCGTACTCCGCATACACTGGGGCGGGCCGCAGCGCGCGCAGCGAGTCGAGGAGTCCTGGGCGGCCCGTGAAGGCCAGAACGGGCCCGTCTCGGAACGCCACCGCCATGCCCCAACGCTTCGCCGCCAGTAGCAGCTGCGCGGTGTCGCGCTCGGCCTCGAGCACGACCGCATAGCGCACCGTCGGCGCCTGGGCATCCAACGCCGTGACCGCGCCGGCCCCGAGGAGGAGCAGCAGCGACGCGGCGAGACGATCGGCGCGCATGGTCACGGGTCCGTGGGAACGACTGTGACCGTGATCGTCGTGATCGAGTCGACCACCGCGACAGGGGGAGCCTGATCGTTCCGCACGTACTTCCATCCCTTCGCCGCACTCCATGATGCGGAGGGAATGCCGGTCGGACTCAGATAGCGGAGGCGGGCGGTGTAGACGAGCGAGTCACCCACCTGCGGCTGCGGGGCCGACACCACGAAGGTGAGGCCATCGGGCACCGGGATCGCTGTGCCGTTCGCGAAGACCTCCCAACGACAGTTCACCGCCCCGGGGACCAGCTTGCAGCCGCCCTGGCTACGGACGGCGGAGTCCGTCACGGAAGCCGTGACGACGATCGCATTCGGACTGGGTATCGGCATCGGCCGATCGACCGGTGGACGAGCAGCCGCACACGCGATGAGTGTGATGGCCGCGAGCAGGGGGAATGAGGATCGAAGGCCCATGGTTGGTCCCTTTGGTGTGGTGATGGGTGGAGTGCTCCGCCCCAGCCGGAAGGCGAGGGCGGCAGGTGCAGCGGCAGCACTGCCCCCGAGCGTCAGCAGGCCGAGGCCGGTCAGGAGGTCGGGGTGCGGTTCGCCGCCGATCCACCGGACAGCGAGGAGGATCAGGCCGGCCGACAGCGCCAGGGCGATCCGCTTGGCCCAGTCGCCAAGCTGGCGGACGAGGGCGACGCGTTGCAGCTGCGCGAAGAGCCACGAGGCCAGCGCCGCCGCGAGGGGGAGCTGCGCGTCGAGCAGCAGGTCACGGAGGGGAGCGAGGGCGTCCATCACTCTTCCGAGACGGTGAGTTCACCGGTGGCAAACGTGGGGGGATCGGTCAGGTTGAGGACCCGGGAAGAGGCGAGCGCGATGACCTTCCGCAGGTTGCCACCCGATGAGGCATCGTAGATCCCGACGTGCGTGATCGTGGGCGTCCCGCCGGTCGACACAGGGAAGGCCACCAGCGAGGAGTTGGCGACTTGGCGCTTCCCGCTCACTGTCGACGGCGCCGCGAAGGTCACTGCCTGCCGCGCGTAGCTTGTGTAGGTCGTCTCGGTGACGGTGCCGGCCAGCAGGTCGGTGACCCCCGTCAGCAGCGCGGCGTACGGGGTATAGTCGAGGTAGTCCAGCCCTCGCATCGTGTTGAGCTGGGCATCAGCTTCGAAGCTGGTCTTGATCGGCATCGTCAGGCCTCGTCAGTCCAGGCGACGTGCACCACGGCTGCGCCGCCCGTGCCGCCGCTCTTCGCGCGCACCCGTGCGCCGTACCAGCCGGCCGGAGTGAGCGTGGCGTTGAGTCCGGCCGCCGTCAGGGACAGCACCGGAGGGGTGAGCCAGTCGCCGTTCGCGGGCGTGGCAGCGTTGGGGGCATCCGCCTTCAGCAGGTCGACCTCGATCGCGCACGAGGCCGGGAGGCTCGCCACGAAGACGGCGATTCGTTGCAGGAAATCGAAGGTCCCGCGGTCGTTGTCCTGGCGGAGGTAGAGGACCTCCGGCGCGTAGGACCCGGATCCCGCCGGTACCGTGAATGAGAGCGCGCGTCGTTGCCGCATAATGATCCTCAGTAGAGTTCGTCGCCGTGATGCTCGCCATAGCTCGCGAGCATCGCCTCGCGCAGCTCTCCGCCGCCCTGCCCGTCGAACGTCGCGAAGCGGTCCTCGAGCTGGGCCATCTCGCGCTCGTAGAGCTGCAACGCAATCCGCCCATCGCTCCGATCGTCCTTCGATTGCGCGAGGAGCGCGGCCAGCTTCCCCACCGCGCGATGTGCCCAGGTTGGCACGCCGATCGCCAATTCCGCCGTCTGTGAGTTGATCGCGCCGAGATCGAGCGTCACTTCCAGTTCAACGCCCTGGCCGATGTCGACGTGCTCTCCGATCAGCAGCGTCCGCGGATCTCGCCACTGGTAGTCACCGCCATCCTGATCGAGCGACGCGCTCGGCCGAAGTCGCCGCTTTGAGGGCAGGACGCGCACGGCCTCGACCGCGATCGGGTCTCGCACGTCGCTTGGCACCACATACTCACGCGTGCCGCTACCGGCCTCCAGCGTCACTGACACGAGCTGCAACCGCGGGGCGGCCATCGAGAGACGTCGGCGCACCTCGTCGCGCGCTTCGGTCAGGTAGTCGTACAGCTCCTCCGGCCCCAGATCGTCGTCTGGCGTCGTGTCCACCCCGAGGCGGCGCTCGAGGTACCGGAGGAGCTGTTCACCGGTCATTCCTCGGTCAGGCCCTTCTCGGCGAACGCGGCGAGCACGGTCTTGCGCTTGCCGTGGGCCAGCTCGTACTCGAACCATTCGGCGAGCTGCTCGAGATGCTCGGGGGTCTCACCCATGGCCTCGATCGCCGCGATGGCGTCCGCCGCGTTGGCCTCGGGGAAGACGAACGTCTCGTCGCTAACACCCGGCGTGTCGTACTCTTCCGGCCACTGCGCACGCAGCCGCTCGAGCTCGTCTGCCGTCGGCTCGACGAGCTGGTCGGTGGGCCGCAATTCGTCCTCCGGGACATGCCCACGGTACGGCGTGCGAATGACCCCGTTGCCGGGGCCGGTGTGCTCTTCAACGACACGAGCGATGAACGGCATAGCTACTCCTACTGGGTGAAGGCGGCACCTTGGACCAGCGGCTTCCGCTCGTCCCAGTGGCCGGAGGTAAGGGCAGGGAGGTATCGAGCGATCTCGCGGAATCCCTGCGCCATTTCGCCCGCGACGAAGCGCCGCTTCCGGAGACGCGCCTGCCGGAGGATGGCCGCCTGGCGATCGTGGTACCGGGCGACGCCGAGCTCTTTGAACTCGAAGGCTTCGCGGATGCGTTGCCGCACGAACCGATGATCGAAGTCGCGGAACAGCTTGCGGACCCGGGGTGAGCCGGTGCGGATCAATTCGGCCATCTCCTCCTCGGAGACCGGCGTGCCGTCATCATCGAAGACCGGGCTGTACCAGAAGACGTATTCGTAGAACTCCTCGGCGCCGGTGGCCTCGTTGCGCTGCCACACCTCCCACAGCTGCCGGCCGACGTTCCACCGCAGGAACCGACGCGGAAAAGCCCGCAGATACTCCTCCAGCGCGGAGGGATCGGCGTGCATTTCCGAGGCGGGCATGAAGCGGATCGGCCCAACGAGCATCAGGAGAGCGCCCCCGATGGTGGGGTGGCGCCCGAAGGCACCACCCCACGCACCGGTTACCGGAGGATGGTGACGTCGTCGACCAGGTCGCCGATCGCATAGTGCGCGTTGCGGCTGAACCAGATCGCCTGGTGAGGGAACCAGAGATAGGCGACGTAGACGTGCCGGTTCTCGACCCGGTGGAGCTTGGCGCCGTCAAGATCGACGTAGCCCATCTTCACGAGGTCCACCATGCCGACGGCGTCCTTGTCGGTGTTGACCCCGAAGAGGAAGCCCTTCGGACACCAATCGCCCTCGATCAGCTTCCGGCCGTTGATGCTGATTGCATCGAGGCCAGAGTCCTGGAGGCCGCTCGTCTCGCCGAGGTAGCGATGCCGGTTGGCGAGGGCCGCCTGGTACTCGATCGCGATGCCCCGCGTCGTGTAGAGCAGGTCCGGCTTCTTGCCGGCCTTCGCCTTGGCCGTCGCGTCACCCTGCGCGAGCAGCTTCTCGGTGATGGCGCGTGGCGTACCCGAGTTGAGCAGTCGGCGCGCGTTCCACCGGGAGTAGTCCCCCCCGTTGATGTTCTCGAACGTGTCGCCCGAGTTGATCGCGGCGAGGAGGCCGGAGGCCTCGGCGAGGTAGTTCGTCGCCTTGTCGCTCCCGGTGGCATCGACCGCGTTGCAGAGCACGACGTAGTCGCCGATCGCACCACCGGCCGGGGAGGCCGAGAGCTCGAACGTCTCCGCGTCGTAGTCGACCGCGTTGACCTTTGCTCGTCCACGCTCGGTGCCGTTCGCCGGGTTGATGAAGGCGACCTCCATCCCCTCGACGATCAGCATCGTGCCGGGGCCAGCGCTCACGCCGAGACCGTAGGGCCGCTCGAGCGCGTACGTTGGCGCACCCACGACCGTCTTCACGAGCGCGAGGATGCCGCGCCCGTCGCCGTTGTACTGGCGCTCGATGTCGAGGGCGACGCGCGTCATCCCGTCCTCGAGCTGGTCCTCGAGGTTCGAGACGAACGCCTTCGAGGTGTCCTTCGTCAGCGGGATCGACTGCCCGCCCACCGAGACGGTGGTGTAGGTGTGCGCGAGGCCCACCTTGCCCTGCTTGCGCTTCGGCGCGCTGGGGCTCGGCAGTAGCCGTCCCTCAGGGACGTTGGCGACCGTCCCGCCGGTCTGGAGCTTCACGTTGAAGTAGAGCCCGTCGGGGCCAGCCTTGAACTTCTTGGTGCGACCCAGCGCCTGGGTCAGAGCGGTCGCATCCGGCACCGCATCCACCGCCATCAGGTAGGCCCGCTTGAAGGTCTCCTGGACATCGGCGAGGTTGGTGCCCGCGACCTGGTCGAGCGCGATTGGCATGATTCAGCTTTCCTGCGGCCGGTTACTCGTCGTCCCCGATGCCGCTACGGAGGGTCTGTCGAATCGCCGCCATGTGTTCGCGGAAGTTCCGCGGCCGGCCCGATTCGTCGGTGGCCGGTGTCCCCGTGGCGGGCGGAGCAGGCGTCCGGCGCAGCGTGACCGATTCGTCGCGCCGCTGGAGCCGCTCAGTGGTCTTGGCGTTGTGGGCCGCGGCATCCGCGGCGGCCGAGGTCGCCTTCACCCGCTCCACGTGCGGGCGAACCCGCGTCTCGTAGCGCGCGTTGAGCTTCTCGAGGACCTTCACGAGGTTGTCGGTGGTGAGGACTTGCAGGGCTTCGCGCTCGATGGTGGCGGCGAAGTCCGCGTCGCTCAATCCGACCTTGGACTGCATGGGCTTGTACTGCTCGAGGAGACTGTCCCGGGTGGCGACGAAGAGGCCGTGGAAGGTCTGAAGCGCTTCCTCGGTGTCGTCCGCGGTCAGGAACTCGAACTCCCCCAGGCGCTCCGCGACGACCTCGCGGGCCGCGCCCCAGAACTGCTCGTGCTGCGATTGCTCCACGGCCGTCCGCTCACGCGCCTCGTCGGCCTCTCGACGGGCGAGGTCGGCCTTGAGCTTCGCGTTCTCACGAGCTTCGGGTGAGAGCTGTGGCGCGAGCTCGCGCGCCACCTGGTCGTACTTGTCCGGGTCGCTCAGGATCTCGTAGAGGATCTCCTCGGCCCGGTCCGCCCGCTGTTCTGCGGTGCTGACGCGGCCGCGCTCGTGCTGGAGATCCGACTCGAGGCGCCCCTTCAGGACCCCGAACTCACTCCGGACGCGCTGCGCGTGGACGCCCTGCTGCGCGAACTCCACGAGCTTGTCGAGGGTGGTGACCTCGACCTGCTTGCCGTCGCCCTTGAAAACGATCTTCGCGCCTTCGGGGAGGGCCATCGGCACCGGCTTGCCATCGGCGCCGAGGACCTCGAATCGGGGCTTCGCGGGCGCATCGTCTGCCGGTGCGGTCGGCTGTTCCGTGGGAGAGGGAGTCGGCGGCGCGTCAGGCTTGGCCGAATCCTCAGGCTGGGTCGCAGGTGGCGTGGACTCGTCGTCCTCGTCATCGTCCGCGGTCAGCGTCGAGGCGATGTCGCCCCAACGTGGACGGGCAGGCGGCTCGGTGGCTGCCGGGGTCGCAGGCGTGCCGGCTTCGGGTGGCTCGATCGCAGGGGCGGTCTCGAGCGTCTCGGTCGCGGTGGCGTCAGACATGCCTCCACGCTACGGGCCGAAAAATTCCCCGCGAGGGGGGTGACCTACACCGGCGGGGGTGCGTCCGGCATCGGGGGCTCGCCCGGCGGGGCCATCATGCTCTCGGCCATCTGCGCCATGGCTTCCGCGCCTGCGGCCGGCACGCCGGGCTGACCGTTCGCCCCGATCGGTTGTCCCGGTTGCGGTGGCATTCCCCCACCCCCAGGCTGCGGCGGTTGCATCTGTGCCATCTGCGCCTGCACGAGGATCTGCTTGAAGGCCTGCCAGCGTCCGGTGATCGCCTGCTTGACTGGATCGGGGAGGCGCTCAAAGCGCTGGGCGAGGAGCGCCTCCTCAAGGACGCCGAGGTGCACGGCGGGATCTTCCCACGGCTGCGGCGGGTCGACCTCGCGACCCTGCTCGATCGCCATCAGCTGGCGTCGCGCCCGGGCGTACTGGAGCGAGTAGCTGTTGCGGAAGGCGTCCGGCACCGCGGTCGGCAGCAGCTTCTTGACCGTGACCTGGTCGATCAGCCCCGCACCCATCAGCGTCATCAGCTCATTCTTGATCGCCTCCTTCTGGCGCGAGAGCATCGAGCCGGGCACGAAGGCGTAGTCCACCTCGACGTTCATGTGATCGGCCGTGATCTCGGCCTCGACCTGGTAGAGGCGATCGTGCCCGACGACGCGCACCTTCCGGAGCTCCTTGTACTCGACTGAGGTGATGGCGTCGAGCGCCTAAGCGAGGTGACGGAGCGCGATGTCCTGCATGGTCGAGACTTCGGCGATCGAGCGCTCGTCGGCGTACTGGAGGGCGTAGACCGCCTTCGCCGCGAGCCCGGCGCTCGGGAGCTTGCCCGTCGACGCGTCGTTCATGTAGCCGACGTCCTGCGCGGCCGCCATCGACGCGTTGTAGAACTCGCCCACCGCCCGCGACGGTTCGCCGAGTTGCATCGGGGAGATCTGCGTCCCTTCGCGCGTCGTCACCAGCACGCCTGGCATGTCGCCGAGGGCACGGATTCGCATCTGGTGGTTGTGCGGCGCGGTGAGGATCAGGCGATCCCGGAGCGCGATGCCCTCGGCGGTGTGGCTGCGGGTCCGGTTGATGTCGTCCTGGAGAGGGATCAGGTCGCGCAGGAACGTCCGACCGTAGTGGTTGCCCTCCTCCGGGATGTCGACGAGCTGCACGAACGGCGACGCCTTGAGCGCCCACGCGGGCAGTCCCGCCTTGTGGATCAGGATGCCACCCACGGTGATCAGGTGCGCACCCTTCGCGCCCCAGAGCTTCCGGAGATACGGCGTCTTCGGCCAGATGAAGGTCTCGCGGACGAGGTATTCCTGCTCGAGGACCTCCTGGAGGTTGCTCCCCTGATCCCCCACTGCTCGCCGCCGGAACATCGGCCCTTCGGAGTAGTCGCCACGCGCCACGCGCCGCACCAACCCGCGCCACTGCACGAGCTTGTCCGCCTCGGTCGCCGGGGTCGCCTCCTTCAGCTTGTCGAGCGCGTCAGGGAACATCGCCAGAATCGCCGTGGTCGGCATGATCTCGGCATCCTGCACGTACCACGAGTCGGTGATCTCGTCCTCGTAGGGGTCCCACCGCACGTTGAACGGCGTGCGCACGTCGATGAAGACTTCGCCCTCGTGGAGGTAGTCCGTGCCCTCGGGCGGTGGCAGCTTCTTCACCGTCTCGGTACCGTCGTCGAGCACCGTCGTCTCGGTGACGAGTCCGACTGGCTCGCCCTTCGCGTTGAGGTACTCCTCCTTGATCCCCACGAGGATCTGCTGCGTGATCGGCTGGCCATCCGGCCCGATCGCAGGCTGGCCCGTCGTCGGATCGACCTGCGGCTGCGCCTCGAAGACCGGAGACTTCCGTGTCACCGGGATCGGAGGCCCGGCATTCGGATCCCAGCCGCACTTCAGGATGCCAGACCCGCACTTGCTGGCCCAACGACGTGCACGCACAAGCCGCTGATGCACGTCGAGCTTGTCCCAGAGCGCCCAGAAGAGCGTCTCCTTCATCTCGGCGCGATCGAGATCGTCTTGCTCGGTCGTGCGGGCCTGCACCGTCACGGTGGGCTTGTTCTCGGTGAGGCGTGAGACGCGGATGCCGACCGACTTCGCGGTGACATTGTAGGTCGAGCGAACCCGGCCCGGCACGGTGCGGCGCACGAGCCACCCGCGTTCCCGGTGGTAGGTCAGGTGCTGGATGCCGGCGGTGTAGTACAGGTGCATGCGCCACTCACGCGCGAGTTCGTCGACCGCGTCGTCCTGATCCGACCAGAGCCGCTGCTCCCACTGGGCGATTTCCTCGTCGCTCGACGTGGTGCCGACGACGACGATGCCCATCTGCGAGCCCTGATCGATCGCCTTCTTCGCCTCGCGCGAGGTCGGCGCCTTCATGCCGGTGAACCCGCGCTCGATGGCGCCGGTGAAGCGCTGCATCAGGGAATCAGCCATCGATCAGCTCCTCGGCGACGCGCGCCGGGTCGGCGAGAGGGTCCACACTCAGCCGGAGCCGCGCACGAGCGCGCATCTCCTCCTGGACGTCAGGGTCGACGAAGCCGTCGACGAGCTCTTCGATCTCCGCCGGGAGCGGCGGGGGTACCTGCTCCGGTGGCGGAGGCGGCAGTGGCACGACCTCGGCCCGTACGCGATCGAGCAGCTCGCCCAGGTGGTCAGCACGCGCGACCGCCTGCCGCGCCGTCTCGTACAGGGTCGTTCGCGCGGCTGCGAGCTCGCGATGCAGCACGACGACCGCGGGCAACGCGATCGCCACGCCGATCGCGAGGCCGAGCAGGAGCCAGAGGGCAGGGGTCACGGCACAACCAGTTCGAGCGAGAGAGCCAATGCCATCGCACGCACCACCGCGACGAAGACGTGATCCTTCTGCTTCTGCGCGTCGGGGAGCTCGTCGTACGGCACGAAGCAGGGATGCTCCTTGTTCACGACGTCCTTCACCGGCCCATACTTCCACCCGTCCGCCACCTTCTCGGCAAGCCAGCTTTCGTGGCTCTCCCGCGGGCCATTGCCGCGCAGGACGCCCTCGACGCCGAGGAGTGCACTGCGGCGCTGCCAGTCCGGGGCGTCATCCCAGCCCACCTGCGATCCGTCGCCGAGCGCAGTGCAGTAGGCGCGGTTGGCTTCGTGCGCGGCCCTGGCGCAGGCGGTGATGCGCGGGTCGATCGTGTTGCTGCCGTCAGTCATCGTCGTGCTCCTCGCAGTTTCAGGATTCGAACAGGTCAGCGGTGGTGGGGAGTCCGCCCTCGAGTACTTCGAGCAGCGGGTGGTCGTCGGTCGGCAGCACGTCGTCGTCCTCGCCGCGGTTGTGGGCGGCGAGCGCACGCGCCATGCGATTCGCGACGTGCGCCGCGATGCGTTGGTGAGGCTGCGGTGCTTCGATGTCCTCGAGGGGAATCTCCGAGAGCGGAGGCCGCCCCATCAGCAGGTATCGCAGTGCATCGGGTGCGTGGTCCGGCCCGCCCTTCGCTGCGTCGCCCGTGCCCTTCTTGTCGTGCTGCAGGGCCGGGAGGGAGCCGATGAGAATCGGGCAACCGAGACCGCGCGAGGGGTCGGCGGTGCAGACGCGGAGCCACGGGGCAGGGGTGCCGGGCGCGGCAGGGTTCGGGCGACGTGGATCGAGATGCTGGTGGAGGCGCATCCAGCCATTGAGCCGGTCCTTGTTCGCCTGCACCAACACGATGCCGAGGCCGAGCTCCGCCCACCGGTCGTTCATCTCCTGGGCGATCGAGACGCCGCGGTCAGGTTGCGGGGTCCACATCTGCGTGTCACCGCGGATGATCATGCGACGCTCGACCTCCGTCGTGCACCGTTCGGCGATCATCTCCGCCAAGCGACGCGGCGCCGTCTCGCCGATCACGAGCTCCTTGTAGGCCCATGGCCGGCCGAACGGGTCGAACGCGGCCCAGACCACCGCCGCCGGGTGCGGGGCATAGCCCCAGTCCATCCCGGCTTCGACCTCCCAGTACTCCGGTGGCACGAACGGCTGGCAAGTGTGCAGCTCGTGGCGCCACTCGGCGAAGTACTGCCCCTCGAACGCGTCCCACGAGCCTTCGAGCCACGCCTTCCGGAGCGCCTCGGGCAGGGTTTCCAGCGTCTGGAGGTACACACGGCCGTTGTGCGGGTTGTCGGTGGCAAGGGCGCGCACGAAGGCGAACCGATGGGCGATCGGCAGCAGCTCCTCGGGGAAGGCGCGGTCGATCCAGAGCTGCTTCACCCACGCGTGCCCGGGACCACCGGGGTTCGTGCCGGCGATGAACGGCGTGTGGTCGAGTCCGGGCCAGCGCAACGAGCCGCGCAGCGTGTGGAGGAGGCCGACCTCGGCGTTCTTGGTGAGCTCATCGACGCCGATCGCTGCGAACTCGGCCGACTGGTACTTCGACGGGTCGTCCAGGTTGCGGAATGCGATCACCCCGCCACCGAGCCCGGCATCGAGACGGAACTCCTTCGCCGAATCGTGCCAGAAGCCGAGCCACGCGGGCATCTCGGTCTCGAGCTTCGAGATGTGGCGATCGCGGAGCGCGGGGTAGTCCTCGCAGAAGAGCCCGACACGGACGTTGCGGAGACGCGTCTGCGCGTAGGTGCGGATCAGGAAGCGCGCGAGGTAGTACCGGATCCAACGCGACTTCCCACCACCGCGCGCACCGCCGTAGAGCGTGAAGTCGTGGGCGTCGGCCGTCAGCGTGGCTTCCGCCTGCCGAGGCGTCGGGTCGAGGATGTCCTCGAGGCGCACCTGGCGCCGCTCCGCGATGCCGGTCACGACGGATCGCCCTCCGCCGCGCGACGCTTGAGCGCATCCGTGTCATCGGCCATCACCAGCTCGACACGACCGACGTGCTCATGCCGATTGACCAGCAGCCCGCGGTGCATCAGGGCGAGCTTGAGCGCCCCGAGCTTGTCCCAGAGCCGGAAGTCCACGACCTCCTCGACCGTGACCTCGCCCCCCTCCGCGGTGGTTTCTCGGCGCCGGACCTTCATCGCCGACAGCATCCGCCGCCCAGCCTCGCTCATCTCGGAGGCCGCCTTGAGGCGCACCGTCGGCCCGGAGAAGTCGAGCACGTCGTCCATCCGACCGAGAGCCAGCGCGTCGATCTCGGCAAGTAGCAGGTCCACCGTCGAGGCCGTCTTCGCCGCCAGTTTCGCCTCACCCTCGGCGATAGCGGCCGCTACTTCAGGGTGCTTCAGGAGATCATGGCCCTGCGAGTAGGCCGAGCGCTTGGAGTACCCGGCCCGGATCGCCGCCTGCGTGGCGTTGCGATCCACCAGGTACTCGCGCACGAACCGATCCCGGCTTGGACCAGTCTTCGTGCGGGGCGAGCGACGGGAGGAGCTCTTCTTCGCCATGCCCCGACGCTACAAGCCGAAAAATTCCGCACCGTCACGCCGAGGGACAGTTTGGGCACTCGGCGCCCGTGTAGGGGGCGAGACAGCTTGGGCACCGGCGCTGAGGCGCTGAGGTCGCTGGGGTAGTTGGGGTGAGTTCGTCCCGCCGGTGAAGGATCGCGACCACGGACACGGTCGAGATACCGAGGCGTCTCGCCACCGACACCGGCACGGCCGCTGGCACGGCCAGCGCGTCGAGGACACCCGCGATGGAGGGCGTCGCGCGGCGTGCCGCCGGGGGGTACACCCCCCGGGCGCGGCGGGCGAGCCCCACCGCGGCCACCAGCTCCGACACGACGGACGGTGCGAGTCCCGTGACGCGCCGGATGTCGTGGAGCTTGAACCGGTCCTCCCACATGGCGACAGCAATGGCGAGTCGATCCCCGCGGAAGGGGCTGCTCGCGGAGGCGCGTGCTTTCGCCAGTCCCCGAGCGCGGGCAACGGCTTCCGCCTTCGCCCGACCACGCGCTCTTGCAGCGGCGAGCTTCGCAGGATCCCAGTGGGTCATCGTCGAGTCATCTCCAAGAGGCCGAGTGTTTGGAGCAGGGCGATCGCGGCAGGCACTCCACCGCGCGCGTAGGGGATCCCGGCGGCGCGACACAGTTCGGCATAGCGATACTGGGCCTGCGCGCGCTGCCACTTCGGGATCTGCTTCGGTGGGATCGAGATCAGCTTTCGGCCGAGGAGACGTCGCATCTCGCGCTCACCCGCCGGCGTTTTCACCTCGTGTTTGACCAGGAGGCGGCGCTGTGCGTGCCAGCACTCCAGGTCTGCGAGGCCCGGAGTCTGGCGCGTGCCGCCGGGCTCCTTCCGGAATCCCTGCGACAGCCGGTAGACCACGAACCCCGCTGCCTGGTACGTGGCGATGACGTGGCGCTCGACCACCGCTTCGGTGGGGCCGCGCGAGCTCATGGCAGGATCCCCATCGTGCGGAGGACAGCCTGTCGCAACTCCGCAGGCAACCCCGCCCACCGACGCGCCGCAGGCTCCCATCGCGCGGTCGCGGGCGGGACGGCGATCCGGAGCTCGCCACGCTGCATCCTGAACAGCGCCACCACGACGCCGTCCGGGCGGACCGCCCTCAAGACCTCGGCGCCGTTGAGCGTTGGCCTGAACCACCTCAGTGTCGTCCCGTCGGTGAGCTCCGTGACCTGGCGAGATCGGTTCATGCGAGCTCCCGGCCGAAGAGTCGTGGGGCGTCGGTCCACGCGACGAGGCGTTCGGTTCCCGACACCTGGAGGCGTACCGACTTGTGCCGTGCGCGCCCGCGCCGGCGGTGCTTCCGGCAGGTGACCACCATGCACCCCTGCCGCTCGATCTCGCTCGGCAGCATGCGCTTCGCGCGCACCGCGCGCAGCATCCCCTTGTCGACATCGGGTCGGATGTCCCGGGAGAGCATCAGCACGCCGGCGGCTTCTTCCGCAATCGCGCCCGCCTCCTTGATCCGATGCGAGCCCGGGGGCGTGTAGTCGTCGAGCGGATCGCTGTCCCGGTTCAGCTGGACCGCGCAGACGATCACGACGTCGAGCGCGCGCGCCACGTCCCGCAGATCGCGCGCGAGGTTCGTCATGGCAACCCGGAAGGCGCCCGCATCCCCCCCGGGAACCTGGAAGCGGTGCAGGTGGTCGATCACGATCACCTCCGCGCCGCACTTCTCGACGCCCCACCGGATCCACCGATGCAGCTCGTCGAGCGTGATCTGCCGCGGTGGGGCGACATGCATGTGCGGGTTCTTCGCCAGATCGTCGAGGGCGACCGCGACCCAGCTCCGCACGTCCGCCTCGGTCGCCTGCAAGGCGTCCCAGTCGTGGCAGACCACCGAGTCGAGATCGAGGTTGAGCTGCCAGCACGCCGTCCGCAGCCGGAAGTACTCGGGCTCCACCTCGAGCGGGAAGCAGAGGGTCGTGACGCCGCGCTTCGCGAGCCCTGCCTGCCAGTTGTGGAGGAAGGTGCTCTTCCCGTTGCCCGTCGTGGCGCCCACGATCCAGAGCTCGCCTGGGAGCATCGGGCCGAGGAGGGTGTCGAGCGGTTCCCACCCCCAGCTCACCGCTCGCGACAGGTCGCGCGTGACCAGGTGCATCGCCTGGTACGACTGCACGAGCGCGAGCTCGAGCGGGTCGACCTCGGTGCCGAGTGCCGCGATGTGCTCGACCACGTCCGCCGGCAGGGGGCCCGAGATCGCGTCGCCGGCGCGCAGCCCGAGCTCGTGGTTCACGAGGCGGAACTCCTCGATGCGTTCCCGCAGGGCGGTGCGAGCCCGGGCGCGCGCAGCGTCGTCGGGGGTGAGCAGCGCGGTGCCGGTCAT